CAGGAATCACTGCACACGCCGCTTCATGAGCCGCTGGACGGTCCGGAGTTGCCCGACTTCGGCAACATGACGGACGCCGAATTGGAACGGTTCGTCGCTGGGCAAGAGGAAGGCAGCAGGCTGGACGTGCCGCTGGGGCTGGCTCCGCCGGGCATGACCTACCAGTGGGTGCGTGTCGAGACGTACGGCAAGCCGGACTATGCGCGGCAGGCGGAGGTCGAGGCGCGCGGTTGGAAGGCGGTGCCGCAAAGGCGGCATGACGGAAGATGGATGAAGCCGGGGACCGAGGGGCCAACCGTGATCGAGGGGCTGATGCTGTATGAATGCCCGACGCGGCTTTATGAGGCGAAGCAGCGGTTCGATGCGCGGAAGTCGCGGGAGCCAACTGAGTCGATGATCGACCGGCTGAGCTATACGCCGCCAGGGTCTGCGCCACGGGATGCCCATCCGAAGACGCGGCCGTCGGTACGCCGGGAGACCGTGCAGGTGGAGTTCGCGGTCGAGAAGTAGGGTTTAGTAGCGCGGGACGATGATGATGGGCGCGGGCGTCACGCTGGCGGCCAGGACGCCGCCCCACATGGCGCGGTCCTGCGCGTCGATCGCCTGTTGCTGCTGGACGCAGGGCCAGTAGGCGGAGCTGCCGGGTGGGGCGCCGAGGCTGGTACAGGTTGCCTGAACGCGCTGGGCGTAGGTGGAGCAGCCGGCGAGAAGGGCGATGGCGGCCAGGGCAAGAAGGGATTTCATTTCCGCCGTATACGCCATCTTGGGCGCGATTGCCACGTTTGCTTGACAGGCAGCGAAACGGTCTCTAGGTTCGCGGCCGAATAGCCCGTAGCGGCGCTCGCTGCGGTCTCCATCCGACCCCTGAAGCCCGATGCCCGGTGCGCCAGCGAAGGTCCTGATACGGAGACCGCCGTCTCATGGCGAATACTCAGGTGCAATTCGGCTTCTCGCCGTTCGGCATCACCGCTGGCACGGTTCCCAATTTTGGGCTTCGCAGGCGCACTCTCGCTTACAATTACGGTTCGACCCTCTTCCGAGGCGACCCGGTTGCGAGCGATGCGAACGGCAACGTCATCCGCGTCTCATCGCAATCGGCCCCGGTGGCGGGCATCTTCTGGGGGTGCAAGTACTACGACCCGGTGCAGAAGATCACCTTTGAGTCCAAGTACTGGTCCGCGCCGAGCGGGCTGAACTCCGCTGCCGTTGTCACGGCCTACATCTACGACGATCCAGAGATGCTGTTCGTCGTGGCCGAGCTTGGTTCGACGGCGGCAATCAGTGCGGCCAATGTCATGAACAACGTCCAGTGGAACGTGGGGGCTGGCGGTAGCACCACCAGCGGCATCAGTTCCTATGTGATCGATGATGGCCATATCACCACCACGAACACGCTGCCGTTCAAGATCGTCGATCTTTACTCGACGTATGCGCCACCGGGCCAGAACGGTGGGGATGATACCACGGTCTACAACTGGGCGATTGTGAGAATGAACAACACCGACCGTGCCGCTGGCACGACCGGCATCTGAGGAGGGCTGAGCAATGGCTGTCAATGTCGCCGCCCTCTACGACCTGACCCGTCCCGGTCTCAGAGGCATCGAAGGCCGCTACAAGATGATCCCCCGGCAATGGCCGAAGGTATTCATGCGCGGCGTGTCGAAAATGGGTGTCGAGCGCACCGCTGTCGTCCGTATGCTTTCTCTCGCGCAGCTCAAGTTCGAGGGCGGCGCCACGCAGATGGACAACAACGCGGGCGAGCGGTTCATCTACAACCACGAGGCTTTCGAGGTGGGGCTTGGCTATGCCATCACCCGCAAGGCCATCGCGGACAATCTCTACGAGCAGCAGTTCCCGGCCTCGAACCTCGACCTTCAGAAGTCGTTCGAGCAGACTGAGGAAATCTACACCGCGAATGTGCTCAACACGGCCAGCACCTACAATCCGAACATCGGCGGCGATGGCGTGGCACTTCTCTCGGCCTCGCATCCCATCGACGGTGGCACGATTGCCAACACGCCGACCACGCAGCAGGACCTCAATGAAGGCTCATTGCTGACGGCGCTGACTTCGGTGCGTACCAACTTCAAGGATCAGGCCGGCAAGAAGATTTTCGCCCGCGGCCGGAAGATGATCGTTCATCCGAACAACGAGTGGGTGGCGGCGAGACTGATCCATACGCCGCTCCGGCCTGGCACTGGCGACAACGACATCTCGGCGTTGCAGGCCACTGGCTCGCTGCCCGAGAAGTACGAGGTGATGGACTTCCTGACCAACGCGCCATGGTGGTTCGTGCAGACCACGATCGACGGCCTGATCTTCCTGGAGCGCGAGCCGTTCGAGATGAGCATGGAGGTTGACTTCATCACCGACAATCTTCTTGTCAAGGGTTATCAACGCTACTACGTCGGCTACTCCGACCCCCTCTGTATCTACGGCAACACTCCAACAACTTGAAATCATTGGGGATTTCAGGTTGAACGCGATGAACTTTACCACAAACATACAAGCTGACAAAAATCGGCGCCGTGATGATTTGTGCTTGAACGATTTAGCTGTCCGCGGTATAATCCTGAACTTCAGTGACATGAGGTTCATGGAAATGGGTAAGACGCGGCCAGAATTGACACAGGTGCGGTTGAGGGAGTTGCTGAGTTACGATCCTGCTACCGGCATCTTCATGTGGCTGGAATCGAAGCAGGGGCGCCATATGGATCGGCCCGCTGGTGATGTACAGCGAGGCGGTCGGGTTATTTCGATTGATGGGCAGCGTTACCAGGCGGCCAGATTGGCGTGGTTCTATGTCAACGGCGAATTGCCTCCTGGCTACATCCAGTTTGAGAACGGCGACGATCAGGATATCCGCATAGACAATTTGCGGTACGCTAGGTCTCGACAGGAGGCTAACAAGCGTTTTCGTGATGCGCACCCCGAGTCCAATCGGAAAGCCAACTGGAAGAAGTTCTACGGCATGACAGAGGCCGACTACATGGCCCTATATGTCGCCCAGGGCGGCGTTTGCGCGGCGTGTCAGCAACCCGAAATTGCTACGCGCAATGGAGCGGTCCGTTGGCTATGCGTGGACCATCATCATGGCGATGGGCACATCCGGGGACTTCTATGTTTGGGCTGTAATACTGCACTCGGCTATGCGAAGGACAGCCCTTCGATCCTACGCGCTCTGGCTGACTACGCTGAGAAAGATGAAGCCAAGCGAGCCAACATTGTCCCCCTACGCGGGAAGGTGAACTGACATGCCGATCACGCGCCTATCGGGACCGCTGATTGTTCCTGGCACGCTTGGCCCCTCGCCTGGTGGCGACAGCAACGACACGCCTGGGCCGAGCGCGTTTGCGCATGGCATCGGGGTGGTGGATACCCGGTTCACGCCGGGCAATTCGCCGGATATCACGGCGGTCCTGCCGCAGTGGTATTCGACCAACAGCATCATTGTGGTCGATCAGGTTCCGACGCTGCTTTCGGCGGTGAACCTTGTGCCGGCGGCGGTTCCGGTGGTTGGCACGCCGATGACGCTGGCGGTGGCGGCGACCGGCATCACGGTGCTGGCTTCGGCTTTCAGCCTCGGCGGTTCATTTCCGACCGTGCCGGCGAAGGCGCTGGTGATCGACGGCAATCCGGCGGTCGTGTCGATGGGACCGTTCGCCGGCGGCATTTCGACCTACGATCCCCGCGTAGCGGTGGCTCGCAACGTGCGGGTGACGTGCGCCGGCGATGAGACCGGCAACACGATGCTGATCGTGGGAGCGGACCTGTATGGTGTCCTGACGCATGAGACGATCGCTCTCGGTACACCGGCGGTCTATTCTGGCAAGAAGGCGTTCAAGTTCTTCATCTCCGCCACACTGACCGGCACGGCTTCCGGCTCGAACGTGAGTGTTGGAACTGGGGATGTGTACGGCTTCCCGATGGCGTCCTGGACATTCGAGCTGATGTATATCCAGTGGGCAGCGACTCTCATTACTGCCAGCACCGGCTATACGGCGGCGCTGGCTCTGGCTACGCCATCGACTGCGACAACGGCTGATGTGCGCGGGACCTACGCGGTGCAGTCGGCATCGGATACTTCCAAGCGGCTATTCGTACAGCTTAGCCCAGCGCCGTGGAGCCTCACGCAAGCGGGTCTCTTCGGCAACACCCAGTTCTAGGGTTAGAGGAACCAGAGCATGAGCAAGGTGCGCCATCACCCCGGCCACAAGCACGGTCCGGCCCATGCCGGCCTCAGCCACGACAAGACGCATTACGGTGGGAAGCCCATGGAACATCCGCATCACGGTCATCCGGTTCACCACAAGCGCGCTCGCGGCGGCGGTATCGGCTCGACCGAGGAGAAGAAGGAAGAAATCTACTCCGGCGGCGACTCCGGCACCGAGCGTGAGGCCGCGAAAGAGCGGAAGCACGGTGGCCGCAAGCACGGCGGCAAGGTGCCGATGCACGTAGCGGGACACGCTGCCAAGCATCACCGGCTGGATCGGCCGGGGCGCAAGCGGGGCGGTTCGGTCGGCGCCGATTCGCATCCGATGACCGAGGCGTCGAAGTTGACGGCAGCCGAGGGTCAGAGCGACAATTACAAGCTGGACCGTGAGGACGACTGAGCATGTCGGACGACGTGGAGCAGGCTGGGCCGCAGGTTGAGGTTGATGGCGATCCTGCGGGCGGTTACATTGTCCAGGTCCACGAC